CGGGTTCGGCGCGTATCGAAAACGGTCGCGGCATTGCTCAGGTCCGGATCAGCGAACGCGCTGATGTCGAACCGATCTGGCGCGACATCCAGGCGGGCCACATCCGCGCGGTCTCCATCGGCTACCAAGTTCATCGTTTCGAAGTGTCCAAACCCGAAGCCACCCGCGAACTCTGGCGCGCGGTCGACTGGACGCCCTTTGAGGTGTCCGCCGTGCCCGTTGGAGCCGATCCTGCCGCGGGGTTCCGCGCCCAATCCCCCCTTCACGATTGCGTCCTTCATCGCCGGGACGTCCCACCTACCAACACAGGAGCCATCCCGATGACGGACAAATCCAACACCCCGGCGAGCGACGCCGAAACCCAAACCACCCAGCCGACCGAGCCGGTCAAAACCGAAGGTACCACGATGACTGAACCGAAACCGGCTGCGACAGAACCGATTGCCGCTGCCGTTGAGACCCGCGCGCAGCCACAATCGAAGAAGGCGGAAACTGCCGCAGCACCCGACACCGAAGCGGTCGCGACCCGCGCTCGCGAAACTGAGCGCGACCGTGTTTCCACGATCTACGATTTGGCAGGCCGTCTGAACCTAGAGCGCAGCTTTGCCGAGGATCTGGTGAAACGCGGCACCGACGTCGATGAGGCCCGGCGTCTGATCCTCGATCAGGTTGCCGCCAAGTCCGAAGAGACGCGGACCTTCAGCCAGGTGTCGATCCCGCTGGGCGGTCGTGATGAGCAGGTCACCCGCCGAGATGCGGTGGCCAATGCGCTCCTGCACCGCTACAGCCCGACGCTCTTCCAACTGGAGGATGCCGCACGCCAGTATCGTGGCATGACTCTGTTGGAGCTGGCCCGCGAAAGCCTCGGCAATGCGGGCGTGAGCACTCGCGGCCTCTCGCGCGACGAGGTGGCGACGCGCGCGCTCCACTCGACCTCGGACTTCCCCGAGATCCTCTCCGCCGTCACCAACAAAACCCTGCGGCAAGCCTACGAGGCCTATCCCCGGACCTTCATGCTGTTCTGCCGTCAGGTGCTGGCCACCGACTTCAAGGCCATGCACCGGGTCCAGCTCGGCGAAGCCCCGCAGCTGCTCGAGGTTAGTGAAAGCGGTGAGTTCAAACGCGGCACGCTCGGCGAGAGCAAGGAGAGCTACAAGGTCAAGACCTATGGCCGGGTGGTCGCCATCACCCGCCAGACCCTGATCAACGACGATCTCGACGCCTTCACGCGGATCCCGGCGATGTACGGCAACTCCATCGCGCAGCTTGAGAGCGACGTGGTCTGGGGGATCATCACCGCGAACCCGGCCATGGCCGATGGCAACGCGCTGTTCCACACCACCCACAAGAACCTTGCGGGCACCGGCGCGGCGCTCGATGTAAGCAGCGTCGGCGCGGCGCGGGCGGCGATGGCCAAGCAGACGGGTCTAGACAAGAAGACTGTACTGAACGTGCGGCCTGCCTTCCTGATCGTGCCCGCCTCGCTGGAACTGAAGGCCGAGCAGCTGGTCGCCCAGAACCTCGTGCCCGCCGCGACGTCTAGCGTCGTGCCGCAGTCTATCCGCACGCTTGCGCCGATCAGTGAGCCCCGGCTCGACGCCGCCAGCGAGACCGCCTGGTATCTGGCGGCCAGCCCGAACCAGATCGACACCATCGAGTACGCCTATCTCGAGGGTCAGCAAGGCGCCTACATCGAGACCCGCAATGGCTTCGACGTCGACGGCGTCGAGATCAAGTGCCGCCTCGACTTCGGCGCCAAGGCCATCGACTGGCGCGGCCTCTACAAGAACCCGGGCGCGTAACCCGCACCCCATGCTGAACCCTGATACACGGGCGGTCCTGACGGGCCGCCCTTCGTCTTTCCACGAGGATCCTCCCTATGAAAAACTACGTCCAGCCCGGCAACACCATCACCCTGACCGCGCCCTATGCCGTCGCCTCGGGCGATGGCCTGCTCGTCGGCTCCATCTTCGGCATCGCCTCCGGAGCCGCCGCCTTAGGCGATCCCGTCGAGACCGCGCTTGTCGGCGTCTTCGACATCGCCAAGGTCGGCTCGCAGGCCTGGACCGCGGGCGCCAAGGTCTATTGGGACGACACCAACAAGCGCACCACGAGCGTGGCCACATCGAACACGTTGATCGGCGTTGCGACCGAAGCTGTGGCGGGCGGGGCTGGCGATGTGATCGGCCGCGTGCGCCTGAACGCCTCGTTCTGATGAAGGCAATTGCCGCCGTGGTTGACGCGCTCTTTGCCGATCCGAACATCGGACGAGAAGCGGTCTACGCCTCCGATGGCGGCGCTCCATTGCTGGTACGCGTCGTCTCGCGGCAGGCTGATGCAATCACCGACTTCGGCGATGCCCGGCTCTGGTCCGAGACCACTCGGATCGACCTGCGCGTCGCAGAGGTTCCGGCCCCACGTCCAGGCGACCGCCTCGAGATGGATGGCGACGCTTTCCTAATTCAGGGCGAGCCCGTCCGCGACCGCGAGCGGCTGGTCTGGACCGTGGACCTGAGGCCCGCGTGAAACTCAAGCTCGACATAAATCCTGACATCGTCGCGATGATGGCGGCCGAGGTCGCGGCCGGCGAACGCGCGGTGACAGCCGCTATGCGCGAGGCCGGGACCGGGTTGAAGTCTTCGTGGCGGACCCAGATCACGGGCGCAGGACTCGGGCGACGGCTCGCCAATTCCATCCGCAATCAGACCTTCCCACGGCCTGGCGAAAGCCTCGATGCCGCCGCGCTGGTCTGGTCGAAAGCACCGGCTATCGTGGGCGCCCACGGCAGCGGCCCGCTGATCCGCTCAAAAGACGGCTTCTACCTCGCGATCCCCACCGAAGCTGCAGGTCGAGGCCCGCGCGGTCGCCGGATCACCCCCGGCGAATGGGAACGGCGGCGCGGTCTGCGTTTGCGATTCGTCTATCGCCGCCGAGGTCCGAGCCTGCTCGTCGCTGATCGAGCTCGCATCAACACCCGCGGCCAGGCGGTGGCCTCGCGCGCCAAGACCGGCCGCAATCAGGTCACCGCGCCGATCTTCCTGCTGGTCCCGCAGGCGAAGCTGCCGAAGCGACTGGACCTCGACCGGGACGCCGAGCGGGCGCTCCACAGCGTGCCGGGGTTGATTGTAGCGAACTGGGTGGAGGGGAGGATCGTTTGATGAGCAGCAACCCGCGATTTTGCTTCCGCCCGACGAATGTCGGCTTCAGGTACTCTTCGGCTCATTTATTCCTGGTAGACCTACGAGGTCGCTACTGGCCCAAGCGGTGGTTTTCGCGTATCAGAGAATGAGAAAACTAACGCAAATGGAACACCATGACAGTCGATGAATTCATCGCTTTGATCAAGAAGAGTGGACAGCATGATTGTCTATACCACTTCACTGACGAGAGCAATTTTGAGCAGATCGACAAACTAGGATTGGTTTCTAAAGAGCGAATGCGCAATGAGGGTTGGTGGCCCAACACAACTGGTGGCAATGAATGGAGGCACGACCAAGACAGAGCCCGAGGCATTGATCCATTTGTCAGCCTATGCCTTACTTCAAATCATCCAATGAAGTATCTGGCACACAAGGATGGACGCCTACCCAATCCAAGGTATCTGGTGATTTCTCCAGACGTACTGAAAATTCCGGACGTGCACATTGCGTTCGGTGTGGCCAATGCGAATGACACCTCGATCTTACCGCTTTCAGACGCGTTGGCCCACCTTGACATGGAGGTAATTTACACGAGGACAAACTGGTCTGACCCTGACGTTCAGTCTCGCTTGCGGGCCGCAGAGAAAATGGAAGTACTCATACCGCACGGTGTGCCTAGAGATCTAATATTGGGGTATCGATAATGGCCAGCCGCCCTGTATTTATGCCTGCTTTCAGCGGACAGCAATTAGTGCAAGAGCGTTCGTTCGATTTCCCTTGGGCTCCAGGGTTCGCTGAGGTCCAGAAAAAGAAAAATGTTGCAGCCCTACATAACGCCGCAAGAAGGAACGGTATCGAGAGAATTTTAGAAATCTCATCGAAATCCGAAGAGGAGCTCGGGAAAAGGTTGAGCGCTTTTAGCCTAAAGGTACCTTTGAATACCGGAAAATTCCCGCTTGAGAGCGTCTACCAAGGTTCGAAGACCTTTGAGCGGCGCGGGCCATTTCCGGAAGTATTTCAGATGACGCCGCGCGAAGCTAAGCGCTTTATTCGAGAAGTAGATGCTGGAAATCTTGTTCGATTTGAACTTGAGGGAGAACACTTTCCACTATCGCCAAAGAATGCTTTTTATGACTGGCTGTACATCCGATCGCTGGTAGAGCACGCTGACTGGATCGAGAAGAACGTTCATTATGATGGTTTCACGGACATTGAGTTTAATCCTGCCAAGCAGGTAAACTGTCAGGCCCGGGCTTTTGCCGAATTTCTAAGCTTGTTGAGCCGATCTAAGCTGAAAGAGGCCGCGGGCAATTTCTATGCGTTCGCAGACATGCTGAGCGTAGTGTGATGGACTCGCATTCCCCACGATTGGGACCGACGTTCCACCATGCCTCCTGTTTGTGCTGCATTCGGACCTCCTTCGCACCTGCAACTTGATAAAGACCAGATGCCCACCCCTCGCGAAACCATCCTAACCGCGCTGCACGCGCGGATCTCTGCGCTGCCTGCCACCGCCTTGCGCGGCGAAGTGCTGCCCGAGCGCGTCCCGGCCGCTGGTCTGCTGATCCTGCGCGATGGCGAACCGGGGGAGCCGGAGGTCACTCTGTCGCCGCTGAGCTATCACTACCAGCACCGGGCCGAGATCGAGGCGGTCGTTCAAGGCGCAAACCGAGACGCAACCTTCGATGCTCTCGGGGCCAGCATCGGCACAGCGCTCGCCGTCGACCGCACGCTGGGCGGGCTCTGCGACTGGGTCGAGGCGGAAGCACCGCGACCGGTCGATCTGCCCGTCGAGGGCGCGGCGAGCCTGAAGGCCGCCGTCATCCCGGTGGTCCTGCATTATTCAACGGCTGACCCACTCAGCTGACCCCGACAATCTGAGGAGAGCACGATGGCACGAGCCCAAGGGGCGCGGGCGCAGATGGCGCTTGCGTTCGAGACGACCTATGGAACACCGCCGGTGGGCGGCTTCACCAAGATGCCCTTTGCCAGCACCTCGCTGGGGGCGGAACAACCATTGCTCAATTCCGAATTGCTGGGCTATGGCCGCGATCCGCTGGCACCGATCAAGGATGCGGTGACGGCGGACGGCGATGTCGTCGTACCGCTTGACGCCGAGGCCTTCGGGTTCTGGCTGAAGGCGGCTTTTGGTGATCCAACCACCACCGGCACCGGTCCATGGACCCATGAATTTCAGTCAGGGTCCTGGACGCTGCCCAGCATGTCGATCGAGACGGGCATGCCGGAGATCCCGCGCTACGCGATGTATTCCGGCTGTGTGCTCGACCAGATCAACTGGCAATTGCAGCGCTCGGGGTTGCTGACCGCGACGGCGCGGCTCGTGGCGCAGGGCGAGACGGTGGGCACGACCTCTAGCGCAGGGACGCCCGCCGCTCTCGAATTGCAGCGCTTCGGCCATTTCAACGGAGCGATCACCCGCGACGGCTCCGCCCTCGGCAACGTCGTCTCGGCCGACATCACGTATGCCAACAATCTCGACCGCATCGAAACTATCCGCTCGGACGGTCGCATCGACGGCGCGGACCCGTCCATTGCGGCTCTGACCGGCTCCATCGAGGTCCGGTTTGCCGACCAGACGCTGGTGACACAAGCGATCAACGGCGAGGCCTGCGAGATGGAGTTCGCCTACGTCCTGCCCTCGGGCGAGAGCTTCACCTTCACCGTGCACGCCGTCTACCTGCCGCGCCCGCGGATCGAGATTTCCGGGCCGCAGGGCGTGCAGGCGACGTTCGACTGGCAGGCCGCCCGCGACAGCGTGGTCGGCCGCATGTGCACGGCAACCCTAATCAACGACATTGAGGTGTATTGAGGATGCTTACGCTCGACCTGACCAACGCGCCGCGCTGGCATGACCTCGCCCCCGGCGTCCGGGTGCAGCTGCGACCGCTGACCACCGCGCTGATGGTGGCGACTCGGAGCGACCCGGCCATCGAGGCTGTTCCGGAAGATGCCAGTGACGAGGAACGCGCCGTCGTTTTCGCGAAAGCACTGGCGCGACGGGCCGTGCTCGGCTGGGATGGCATCGGCGATGCGGAGGGCAATCCCATCGATCCTAGTCCCGAGGCCATCGACGCGCTGCTCGACGTCTGGCCGATCTTCGAGGCCTTCCAGCTAACCTACGTCTCCAAAGGTCTGCTGCTGGAACAGGAAAAAAACGCCTCCGCGCTCTCGCCGAATGGTCCTTCGGCGGGGGCGAGCGCTACTGCCAAGCCTGTGCGCAAGCCTGCCCGGACTGCCCGGCGCGGCTGAACCGTCCGGAAACGCCGGAGGGTTGGCAGGTCTGGGACCTGGTCGGCCGTCTCGGCGGCCAGCTCCGCGTGCTCCCCGGCGCGGTGATCGGCTGGGACATGTCGGCGGCGCTGGCACTCGGTGACGCGCTCGGCGTGCCGCCGCTCGCCATGGCGGAACTGCTGCCCGTGATCGAGGCGGTGATGGTGGCGAAGATCAACGAACAAATGGATCATTCCAGTGGCTGAAAAGCGCGTTTCTGTCCGCCTTGCTGCGGTTGGCGGCCGACAGGTGCGCGCCGAGCTGGAAGGTGTCGGTGAGGCCGGGTCGCGAGGCTTCGGCCGGCTCAGCCGCGAGATGGAGGCGGCGAACACCCGGCTGGCGGCGTTTTCTCGCCGTGTAGCAGTGGCTGCCGCTGCCGCAGTTGCCGCCGCGACCGCCGCTGGCGTGGCCATGATCCGGTCCGGTCTGCAGACCGTCGATGCGCAGGCCAAACTCGCGCAGTCGCTCGGCACCACCGTAGCCTCGATCCAGACGCTGGAGCGGGCGGGCGAACTGGCGGGCGTCTCGATGTCCGGCATCGAGCAGGCGACCAAGGATCTGACGCGTCGTCTCAGCCAGGCGGCCGCCGGGACCGGCCCTGCCGCCGACGCGCTGGACCGACTGAGGCTCTCGGCAAACGAACTGATCGCCCTGCCGCTGGACCAGCGGGTCGGCGCGATCAACGCCGCCATCGAGAACTTCGTGCCCGCCGCCGAACGCGCGGCCGTGGCAGGCCAGCTCTTCGGCGAGGAAGGCTCGATCGCCATGAGCCGGATCGACACCGCGACGCTGCGCCAGGCGACGGAGGACGTGCTTGCTTTCGGCGTTGTCGTCTCGGAGCAGGATGCCGACCAGATCGAGCGGACGAACGATGCGATCTCCCGGCTCGGGCTGATCTGGCGCGGGCTGTCGAACCAGCTCGCAGTCGCCGCAGCCCCGGCATTGGAAGCCGTCGCCGACGCCATGGCGACAGTGGCGAGCCGCACCGGTCCGCTCGGCATCGCGATCCGCGGGCTCTTCGACAACATCGGCCGCCTGACCACCTACGCCGCGACCTTCGCGGCCTTCCTCGCGGGACGCTGGGTCGCCAGCATGGCCGCCGCCGGGCTCTCCGTCCGTGGCCTTGCCACCGCGCTCGTCCTCCTGCGGGGCGCGCTGATCCGCACTGGCATCGGCGCGTTGATCGTCGGCGCGGGTGAGCTTGTCTATCAGTTCACCCGGCTCGTCTCCGGTGCAGGCGGCTTCGGCGAGGCGATGTCGCTGCTGAAGGACCTCGCGGTCGAGGTCTGGGAGCGGATCAGTATGGGTGCGGCGGCGGCGGGCGCGGCCGCCACGGCGATGTTCTTCGACCTGAAGGCCGACGCCGCGTCGGGCATGCAGAGCGCCATCGAGAGCGTCGTCGGTTTCGGCAACACGGCCGCGAACACGTTCGAAGGCGCCTACGAGGCGATCAAGGCGATCTGGGGCCTCCTGCCCGCCGCCATCGGCGATCTGGCGTTCCAGGCGGCCAACAGCCTGGTCGACGGCGTCGAGGCGATGCTGAACGGAGTGGTCTCGCGCATCAATGGCTTCATCGGCGGGATCAATCAGGGGCTGGAAGCGCTCGGTTCCGAGCGGCGCATCTCGCTGGTGCCGGACCTCGACCTTGGCGAGATCGAGAACCGCTTCGAGGGTGCGGCCAGCGCTGCCACGACAGCTGCTCAGGCGGCGTTCGACCAGGCCTTCGAAGACAACCCGCTCACCGCGCCCGATCTCGGGCTCACGGACGCGGCCGCCCGGGCGCTGGAGTCCGCGAATGTCTACCGTGGCGCGGCGCGCGATCTGGCCGAGGGCGCCCGCGCCCCGCTCGAAAGCTGGCAGGCGCTGCGGGATGCCGTGCGCGGGACCGACGAGGCCAGTGCCGATGCGCTGACCGAGGCCACCGGCGCGGCCGAGCGGCTGGAGACGGCGCTTGGTGATGCCGGACGCGCCGCGACCGGTGCAGGCGCGGCCGCAGGGGCTGCGGCTGCTGCAGCGGAGCCCGCGACCGAGGCTGCCGTCACCGGGTGGCAGGCGGTCACGGCAGCGCTGTCGGATTACGCCAGCAAGGCCCGCGACATCGGTGGCGACATCGGCCAGAGCCTCGTCGGCGCCTTCCAGTCTGCCGAGAACGCGGTGGGCCAGTTCGTGAAGACCGGAAAGCTGAACTTCCGCGACCTCGTCACCTCGCTGCTGGCTGATCTCGCCCAGCTGGCGGCGCGGCGTTTCATCCTCGGTCCGATCGCCAATGCGCTCTCCGGCGTGTTCTCCGGGGCGGGCGGCATCTTCGCCAACGTCCTGCATGCAGGCGGGATGGTCGGATCGGCCGGACCCTCGCGCATGGTCCCGGCCATGGCGTTCGCCGCTGCGCCCCGGATGCATTCCGGCGGTGTGGCGGGGCTGCGCCACGATGAGGTCCCGGCCATCCTGCAGCGGGGCGAGCGCGTGCTGTCGCGGCGCGAGGCACAGAGCTACGGCGCGGGCGGCGGCGTCAATGTCACGATCATGGCCCGCGACGCCGAGAGCTTCCGGCAGTCCCGCACACAGGTCGCGGCCGACATTGCCCGCGCCGTGTCGCTCGGGCGGAGGGGCATGTGAGTGCGACCCCGCAAGTGGGAACCGGTTGCGGGGGGCAGAGCACGAACCATGGAGAGACTTGATGGCGTTCCACGAGGTCCGGTTTCCCGACAACATCAGCCGGGGCGCGCGGGGCGGGCCGGAGCGGCGCACGCAGATCGTCGAGCTCGCCTCTGGCGACGAGGAGCGCAACGCCAGCTGGGCGAACTCGCGCCGACGCTACGATGTCGCCTACGGCATCCGCCGCGCCGACGATCTGGCGGCGGTCGTCGCCTTCTTCGAGGCGCGCAACGGGCGCCTGCACGGTTTCCGGTTCAAGGATTGGGGCGATCACAAGTCCTGCCTGCCTTCGGGCACGCCGTCGCCCACGGATCAGTCGATCGGCACTGGCGACGGCACGACCACAGCCTTCCAGCTGGTCAAGCACTACGCCTCGGGCAGCC